CCGCTGCCCCAATGCCTTCATTGCCCTTTTCAAGGAGCGTGATATTCTTTTGGGCCTTGGCTTGATCGGCGAGAGTTCCATAGAGGATATTCATCAACCGGTCGAGCAAAACCAACTGTTGAGCGGGAGTTGTCGGGATCACATTGTCGGGGACATATCCGAACGTGAGGAACTTGTATGGCCCTCGTTCGCATCCAGTCCACTCCTCGACTTTAAGCGGGGCAAGTCCCTCTTGGTCGGCCGACATCGTGACGAACAACTTCTCGCGGGGAAGATACAAATCCATCAGCCAGCACATCGGTTCGAGTTCGTCGTCGTCCACCGAGTCACCGAGGGCAATGGAATCGGCCCGGTCGCCGGTAACATTTGCGTTATTCTTCGATGAAGCGGAGATTTTTTCACGAACCTTGGGGTCATAATCCTTACGGTCTCTGACGGCATCCCAGCTTGCCCGATAACGATCACCGTAGAACCGCATGGTTCGCAAGCTCTTTCCGGGGAGATCGAGAATCGCATCGGAGAAACTCACCCGATCAACCCAAGGTTTCCCCACGTCGAGCCAGACATTCGGAAATCCTTCGACTTCCTTCATGCCGGCACTTGCCATGCGAACTTTCGATATTCCCATGAGAAAGAAGGCATCCAGAACGCATTCCCGCAGGGTAGTCTTGAAATCGATGTTCGCAACCACCTTGTTGACTGCATTCTGGTACTTCTTGCAGAACGGCCAAAGACTCTGGTCAAAGCTGTCGATCGAGCATTGAGGATTATTGAATGCCGCCCAGGTCGTGTAAGTGGTTGCCGTGCGGTTCAACCGATTGACGTACCGCGGAGTGAGCTTCGGATCGTAGGGAGAGTAGAGCGGCCCAGCGAAGTCTCGAATCATCTCCGTCCGGTCCTGATCGAACATGTCCATAGCATCTCGGCTACGATTTATCGCAGTCCAGAGACGCGCACGATGAGTTGGATCATCAATGTCGATCATTTTGTATTGTCCGGGAGTGAGCCAAAAACGAAAAAAGGCACAACGATGTAACGGCACCGTCATGCCTTTTTGTGTTTTGGTTCCCTTCAAGATCGGCAGGCCAGCCTTTCAGGAAGTTTCCCGGTTTAATTGTGAAAGATCAAAAAGTGCTACGGCTGATTATGAGTCAACCGTAGCTATCACTTACTCGCATCGCGCTGAAGTGTTGCACTTCAAAAGTAGGGGAGAAAGGACTTGAACCTTCGACCTGTTGCTTATGAGGCAACCGAGCTAGCCAACTGCTCCACTCCCCAGCAAAATCACTTACCGACTTTTACCGGCTTCGATTCGTCCATCGCCGCCTTCTCTTCCATCACGTTGCCGACCATGAACTTTTCGAGAAGCTTTTCCAATGAGTCTGCGCCGCCGTTGTCAAGTTCTTGATTCAAAGCGGTTACTTGATCCTGATTCAAGGCAACCAGTGCGGCAACCTCGTGGTATCGGAGTTGATCTCCCGTCAGCAGGAATTCGCCAACAGTATCCGCAAATGGTGTCCCGACATCAACTGTTTTCAGGAAGTCGCGGAATTTCTTCACCGTCGGTCCGATTGGGCCGTACATTCCTTCGGAACTCAAGTCCCGCATGTCGGTAGCCTTCAAAAACTCCTCAATGGCTGCCTTGCCAGTAGATGGAACAACTCGCTTCGGAGCGGACTTTTCTTCTGCTCGACTCCCACAGCAGTTCACCAAATTGCCTTTCTCATCGAGATCCGCCCACTCCACGGCAACCAACCCCATTTCCGCCTGAATAATGACGCCGCCGCCTTTAACGGCCATTGCTTTCCAGCCCCCACCGATTTCAACTGGATTCTTCATCGAAAACTCCCTTTAAGACCTCGCCGGAAACCGGCAAAAATATCGTTTTTTCGACTCGACTCAAGAGCCTTTCGGCGATTCATTCTACCAAAGATACTTAACTCACTTCCCTCACTATTACAATTGTCAGTTTTTTTGTCAATAGCGGATACTCCCATTTCTTTCATTGCCTTGTAGCAAACGCCAGCAGCGATAGCACGATCACCGTGCCCGGTTCCCTTGTAAATAATCTGGCCTTTATCGTCCTCTTCCCAGCCCCGGCACTCGGCAATTAACTCCTCAGAAAACGGTATAAACTCCTTATCGTCCATGCCAAAACACAGGTCGCCAAACAGATCAATTTTGTGCCTTGGAGTGTTATTATTCCAGCCGAACATATCCGGTTTTGCAGTCTGTCCATGACGCTTGTATCCTTTTCTCACCCAAATATTCCAATAATGAAGTTCATCCATAACTCTGGTAGCGAACAGCTTACCACAAGCTCCCTGCGCTTCCCAGATTAACATTGCGTCACCAGCCCATGTACACAGAGCAACAGCCAAATCTGCCAGCCGAGCCTCGGAAAGCTGCCGGTTCCACTCCATGACCTGCTCACCGGTTGAGGCATCGCCACCAACGATGGTTGAAACTCCACTCTTTGAATTCTCGACGCCGCTTCCAGGATCGACACCAAAGCAATATCGACCCTTCGGCAGTCCTTCTTTCAAGTCAAACTTAGTCCAGAACTTCAACGGTCCTTCGTCTTGCTGTATGAAGTGCGGGATACCATTCCGAACCGTGACATCGCCCTGCCAACACGGCGGACGAATGTTTTTCGCAACCATGTCCATGATTTCAGACGTGAATATCTTGCCGACCGTCGAACGCGGGTCGCGCTCAATATCCTGAGCTATACCGCGTGGAGTTGCCCGCGGCTGAAGGCACTTCCTGTCAAGCCACGGTGAACGTATCCTACCTTCCTTGATGAATCCTCGACGTTTCAAGCGAGCAAGATTGACTGCATTCGCCTTGACATACTCCGCCAATTCCGCATCATCTTCGGGATTAACTGCCTTGGGAACACCATTCAGGAACCGATAAGCCAGACGGCCATGAGGAGGATAGTCCTTCCAGTCCAAGACAACCTTGATTGCTCCCGACGAGTTGCGATATACTCCCGATCCTCCAAGAGGGAATATTTTTCCGCTTGGAATCCACTCTTCGTTGAAAACCATATCATGAAATGGGCCACTTTCTCCAAAATGCGATGACACTATCCATCGAGCATCAGTTACGTTTTGGGTAGAATCCATCGCGTCCTGAAAATCTTCGTGATCTACCTTTGCCGCTTCGTCATAGAATAGAACCGAAAGACGATCGCCAGAGAAAGCCTCTCCAGTGCAAGCAGTACCAGCTAAAACACCTCCGAGTTCACAATTGTGCCAAACATGATCAGTTAAAGATCGATCACGTTTTGGAAAGAATCCTTTCGGCCTAAGCCAGAATGGAATTCGTGGAATCAACCAATCTAACTTGGGCATAAGCTTACCTAAGTCGTTACGTTTATCAACGGCTTCCATATTTCTTGAAATGATTCCGCCGGCAAAAAGTTCATCTTTGAGCCAATACCACAGAAGAATTGCAAGACACATCCATGTCGCACCACGACCACGGCTCTTATCAAATATCACGTCTATTGGATTATCGTCACTCGCATTTGTTACACATTCAACAAGTACCTCTATTGCTGGAATCTGCATGTCCCACACACAGAATGGAAGAATTCTTTTATTGCCACGCGGTTCGATCAGCCAACAAGCAAACGAGATAAAGAACAGTGGATCATCGAAACAAGCCTGTTTGATAGCCGCCCGAGCTTCCAAGTCATGAAGTGCCGCGCGACGCAACTTCAACCGCCATTCCAGATTGGCTTTCGGATCACGCGGACAAAGATGGAAGTAGGGCGTTTCGATCATTAGCTATCCTTAAACACCATCAATTGTTTTTAAGACCATAAATGGATAGCTAATTTCTTCGGGATGAACACGTTCTTTATCCCACGCATCTTGAGATATTTTCTCAATCTGTTTTCTACTATTGGAAACTGAATACCAGTAAACGATTAACATATCCTTTGCAGTTCGTTTGCATTTGATCGCACAATACCACTTATCGCTTCCACCCCGATAAATCCTGGCATTACCGTCAATGGTTGGCATATTATCTTCCATGCAGACATCATCGAGATATACCCGCATGATGTAATCGTTAAAGAACTTCACGACGATTTTATGACCAGCACCGCAATCAATCGTGAATACGTGTTCTGGATTTCGATACTTGACTAATGGTACAACTTTAGCCAAGGAACTTGTTTTGAATCCGATAAATGGAATTGCCAAAAAAGCAGCAACTCCTTGAATAAATGTTCGTCGCTTCATAATCTCACCGTTCCTTTCGATCATTTATGGTTTTTCACTTTTTCTTTCCGAAAGCTTTCAAGCCAAATATCATTCTGTTCTTTGGTTATGATTATACCCTGAATATCCTTTCCTACCAACGAAGCTAATCGCTTAATGCGATCGACTTCCTCTTGAGTTGGAAATCCCCAGGACTCAAGGATCATAGATTCAATATATGATTCTGCTTTATCAACCAGCCACTCGAAATCATCACGATCAATCTCTATCTTCTCCGACATAGTTTTCTCCATACTTGCCAGTCCGACAAAAAAGTCGTTTGTAGGAACGAATTCTATTGGGAGTCTCATTATCCACCTATCTTTTCAAGAATCTTGGTCACTTCCGCCATCGACCGCTTCTCTTCTCGAACCAGTTCGTCATCGTCACCTGAGTTTGATCCTGCTATTGATGCTTTTGGCCATAAGTCCTTATAGAAAGCCGCCCGATTATTTGCAGCGAATCGAGCCAAAGACCTCGCCCCGTTGCTTGGAGGCTTTTGAGTTGCCCTATCTTCGTGAACCACCGTTCCCCTGGAAGTCTCTTCGACGATGTTGATGTACTGATTATGAACCCATATGATTTCATCTCTCCAATCAGCATTATCGGGAAGATCAGGCCAAAGATCAGAAGGACCATTGACTATAACAACATCCTTCTTTGAGACTTCCAATTCAGGCGCCGGCGGATACTCTTCCTCAAGTTGATCCCAAGCATTGTCTTTAGCTTCCAAGCCAGTCAAACCGCTCTTGCGAAACTCTCGAATCAAATCGTCTTTACGCTTAGAAGCCTCTTCCCAACGCCCCTCCCGTTGAAGCCGATTCGTCAAAGCTAACTTGGATACCTGCATTTTGGACTTCCTTGTGTAAACCTCGTATCTTAACAGCGTTGCCAGCTATTTTCGGGGAGGTGACTATACGATACGCAGCCTCGACGATTCGATGGCGGGGTCCGTTTCACTTTCCGTAAGTCTGGGGGGCCCCAAGCCTCAAAAACATGCAGAATACGCATAAAACACGTCCTTTTGGTAGTTCTAAGCTCTACCTTAGCACCAATAACCATGCATTTTGGCCTGATTTACGTCGTTATCGCGCGTAATGAGCACACTGAAGCATAGTACATGACAGCGCGAATGAATAGTCCTAAGCACTCACACACACAACTCATAGTGCATGATTGATAGTGCATGCTGGCCTGCTTGGTAGCTCGGCGCCATGGAATGAGCAGTCGGAAGCTTGAGAGAAAGACGACCCCCCTTCCCCCCTAGAAAGAGAGGCGGATAGTTACGATGAAGTGCGGGTAATCACCACTAGTAAGCCAGTGGATCAGCCATTGATTGCACCCAGTACCCGTCGTCGGAGCATTGGGACAATTCATCGTTCACGCTGTCTATTGCCACATTGGGGCTATTCCGTCGCGTGATGACGGATGACGCTTGATTGCGCCGAAGGAATAGGATTAGACCAGCCATTGGGCGATTGTCGCCAAGTTCTTGGTTTTTCAGCCATTGCAGCCACCATTTCGGAGTATCTCGAATCGATCGACCCTTGAATTGACCGAACCACAAGACGGACGAAAGGGAGAATCGACTGGCAATCTGAGTGGCTGACGGCATTGGTTTTTTGCTGCGCGGCTTGCCTGGCTGTCGTCCAGCTCTCCGCACTTTGTCGCGCTGTCGTGCTTTTAACCAATCATCTTTAGGCATTGCTGTGCTCCGGAATCTGCACTCAGAGGCCGCCGGACGTTCCGAACGGCCATGAGTACAGCAAATGAATAATATCAATCCTGCCGGCCATGTCAAGGCAATTCTGAAAAGTATTTTGGACACTTAGTACCGCCATCAATCCAGTACACCGATTCGCCACAAGTCCAATCCCAGCAAGGTTTTGCAGTTTACAAAATTAGTCAAGCCTTGTTGCTATCTTGGCACTAAATTCGACATTATCCCTTATTTATTATAGGTGGCACGAAACAAAATAAAAAATTTTATCTCCTTACGTAGTAAGCACTTACGTACAATCCGAAAATAATTATTATTGACATCGTGTTAAGACCGATTATACTTAGGGACAGAAAGGAAAACGACCTTTCATTCTTAACCGCTAGGAGTAACGAACATGGCAACGAAAATGATCTTGATATCAATCCCACTTTTCGACTCGACGATACTTGGAATTCCATCGGTAGCCAAGGTATCTAAACAGGAAGCCATAGCCCTAGCCCGTATCCACTTGGGAGGATTAGAGGGGCTGAGAACTGACCGATATAAGGTAAAGTGCTCGACAATCAACAGCCTATGCCGCAAGGGGATACTTGACGGCCGCACTGGACCGACCGAATTTTCCAAGTATCTTGGACGTTATTTCGCCCAAGAAGGTTATATCTAATGAAAATCCTTCCTAGTGGGCAGCTAAGGAATTGTTTTCAACCTAACCGCTAACCAGGAGCTAATCATGAGTAACAAAATCACAGTCACCGAGGCGATGCGAGAGATCAGGAACGCGACTGCTGGCCAGTGCCCCGGATGCACTAGAAGCCCGTCGTGGGAGCACACTATTAGCGGCACAGTCCGCGATAATCCGTCAATTTGGGCGTGCTGCCCGCTGCATGATACTAGCGCGCTCAGCTACGCGATATCTGCCGACGCATATGCTGTCGTCAGCAACGCGGCCAAAAAGGAAAAAATGTCTATCGATGCGCTGATAGCATCGGACTATTGCCGATAGGCAAACGACCTCAATCTAACCGCTAAGACAAAGGATAAATGAAATGAGCGATCTACACGACTACAACACTGGCAGCTACATCCGCGAGGCCACCATTGAGGAGCGAGACGCGAGCCGATCGGCA